ATTCTTCGTCTTCAACATCAATAGTGTCTACAGGCTTGGAAGTCACAATAACTCCACAGTTTGCAACTAGTAAAATTTTAGTGACGGGATCAGTTAATGTATGTGGCTATGGGCACTATGATCTTAGGCTAGTGAGAGATAATGGTGTTGATATTATGTTGGGAGATGCAGGCGGATCGAATGAAATAAGAGGCACATATCATGGTTATAGAACTACAAGCTATAATACTACTTATGATGCAGACGGAATTGCTCTGAATTATTTAGATTCTCCTAATACAACGAATGCTACTACATATAAGTTATATGCTGGAAATCCAAATTCCAGCAGCTATAATGTTTCTATAAATTTTCAATACTCTAATGGTAATCATAATTGGTCTGGTAGAACAGCTTCAAGCATTACAGTACAGGAGATAAAACAATGAGTAATGCAAGAAACTTAGCAAATTTATTAAGTGCGGCTGATACAAAAGTTACTTCAGCGGACATATTAGATGGAACAGTAACAGTAGCTGATATTGCGGATTCTACTTTAACAAACGCAAAGATGGCAACACCAGCAAATCTAGGATCAGGATTTTTTATGGGCGATAATTCTAGTGGTACAGGAAATGGAAATACTACAGACGGTAAAAAAGATATTTTCAGAGTTCATGAAAAAGAGTTAAATACTAATGTAACCATTGCAGCAACTGATAATGCAGTTTGTGCTGGCCCGTTAACAGTTGCAAGTGGTATTACACTAACAGTTGCAAATGGAGGAAGGCTAGCAATAGTATGAGCACTTTAGCGGTAAATACAATCACACCACAAACTGGTACAACAACTACCTTAAATACAGATACTGTTATTCCAACAGGAAAAAAAGTAACTTATACTGATAAAGGTTCTATACTTCAGCCTCATTCAATACTTCAGACAGGAAGTTATAATACTGGTTATGGCTCTGGTGCACGCACTTCATCTACTTCAACTTCTTGGTTTACAATAGCTCTTAATGGTACAGGACAACTTGCAAGAAATTGCTCTCAATCAGGATCTGTATTGACTATTCCTAAAATAAATAACAGTAGCCACATAGAAGTGACAGTAACATTTCCGACATACATATATGGCTCAGGTGCAAGTGGATCTGGTATAAGATGTAAGGCTTATTCTGCAGATAGTTCGATCAATAGCGGTAATGCGTTTTTGATGGATCTGTTGCCTAATGGTCCAGCAGATTACTGGGGTTGGACGGGCTATCCTACAGATACTGGTCTTGCTGATGTAAGCACTTTAACTTGGAGAACTGATTATAACAGTAACTATGCGAGTGCACTAAAAAGTTACACAGGTGATTTAAAAATTTATTGGGAAGCAAGATTATCTTCAAGTTCTGATCAACTTTGGGTTATTGATTATGGAGATGCTAATCCAAAATACGGATTTATACAGTGGATAGAGGTGTATGAACCATGAGTGAAATAAGAGCCAATAAAATTGGAAACGCTGGTGGAACTGAAGCAATAGACGTAACAAATGTCACGGGTTCAAATGGCATAACCGTAAATGCAAATGGATTAATATCCAGCGGACCACAATCTGGAGGAGTGGCCAGTTTACATACTGCTCTATCAGTAGGAGTATTTGCTGATAATACCTATACTTCTTTTAGCTCGCAATTAGATCACACTAATGCTACTAGCATTTACTTACATTATTCTCTTATAAATCCAAGACTCATATGGATATCGTTTTACGTATATAAAAATTCTTTTGGTAGTACTTTTAACGCATCAGTTGGTTGGGGAGCTAAGATTAATATTCCTAATGTTAAGTTTGTAGGAGGAGGTAATGGTGCTTATCAACATATTCCGGTCGGTTATCACGTTATAAACGGTACTAGCATTTATAATAATAATCCCCACAGATGGCAAGCTAATACTGGCCAAATAGGCGGTACCTGGCAAGAACACAATGTACTAACGATGTATGGTGGAAATTATAACACAAATTGGACATCAGGTGTAGCTGAATTTCATGGCACTGGTATGTTGATGCTATCAGATGCAATAACTTCATAGGATAAGGATATGGCAGTAAGACAATTACACACAGCTTCAATAGCAGATAACGCAATTACAACAGATCATATCGGAACTGGTGTAATTGTTACAGATGATCTTGCAGCAAACGCAGTTACATCAACAGACATTCAAGATGGTGCGGTTATAACAGCTAAGCTTGCAACAAATTCAGTAGGTATAGATGCTTTGAATCTATCAGACGGAACAAGTGGTCAAGCTCTTATTACAAACGGCAGTGGTACAATATCATTCGGTAGTGTTGGCGCACAGTCAGATATATTCTATACGAATGCACAGACACTTTCTGCAAACTACACTTTAGGCGCAAACCGAAGTGCAATGAGTGCTGGACCAGTAACACTCGGATCGGGAGTTACGGTGACACTTGGTTCAAATGCAAGGTGGGTAGTCGTATGAGTACAATAAGAGTTTCAGGAGATACATCAGGTTATTTTGATCTTACAGTTCCTTCAGCGGCAGGAACAAACACAATCGATTTATCAAAACTTCCGGTAAAAGATGCAAGTAATAATCTTGTATTGAACGGTAATCTAACAATAGATGGTAGTTTAACATTTGAAGGTGCTACTGCTGATGCACATGAAACTACGCTGGCTGTAACAGATCCAACTGCAGATAGAACTGTTACTATACCAAATGTTACAGGAGCTTTACTTACAACAGGAATAAACACAGGTGACTCAGATTCTTATGAAAGTTGGAACGCTACGACTGGCAACGGACTAACAAAAGCTTGGCAAAGAAGACCTTTAGGAAATAATCTTTTTCTTTGGGTAATGTCATCAGACTCAGTTCATGCACATAGCCCAATCAACATGCCTACAGGCACAGGAAGCAATGGAACGTCATTAGGCGTATGGACAACATGGACTGGAGGCGCCACTTCAAACGGAATCATATTTCAGTTTTGTCAAGCTCTGAGAAGATATTCTTGGCATGCTGGAGAGCAGCCTGATGATGGTGCTGATGGATTTACATATGTTAATAACGGAAGCAGCGCAGAAATAACACAATATAAACATAATTTAGGTTCATCTGACAGAATAAGTATTTTCTGTTTTTTGAGTAACGGACAATAAATAAATAGTAATGAAAGGAGAAAAACATGGTTGATATTACTGTAGAACTTACGGACACACAAAACAAGTGTCTTGAGTATGCAGCAGCCAGTGTTCAAGACTGGGCTGATAATGCTCTTCATAATCGTGCAAGAGTTGCACAAGAAGAAATTATCGCGGCTTTGGTTGCTCATTGTAACGCGAATGAAGTTGCATTAGCGGTTGGAGTTGATGCACAAGTTACTCAGGCTTTTGAACTTGGTGTTGTAAAAACTGCTGCTCAGCGTAATGCAGATGCCGAAGCAGCAATGGCAGCAAAGGAATAATTAATTGTCTACACTTGAGCTAGAACATCTAAAACACTCGAGTGCAAGTGGTAATAATATCACACTTGCAGCAGATGGTTCTTTAAGTAAGATCCATGTAAAATCAGCAGCCAGTGGTGCTACCGCTGATGCAGGTGCGGATGAGCTTGTTGTTGAAGGTTCAGGAAACACTGGAATTACTATTGCTTCAGGTGCAAGTAGTAGTGGTTCAATTTACTTTGCTGATAGTGGGTCTGCTTATGATGGGTGGATTAATTATTCTCAAACTGATCGTAAGTTAAATTTTGCAACGGCGCAAACTACTCGTATGAGCATTGATGCAAATGGTGCTGTATCAAAACCTAATAATCCTGGTTTTTATGCCAGACATACAACAGCTAGAGTATATACCAACGGCTATCTGTATGACTTCACCATAACTTGGGAACAAGGAGGTAGTAATTTAGCAACGGCTACTGGAATTTATACTGCACCCGCTTCTGGTGTATATCAAGTTAATTTAATGTTAGGAAACCAATATAACAGTGGTGCTGGTAACTATAAGATTTACGTAAATAATGCATATTATAACGGTTTCACATTTGATGGAATTGATAACCAATCCGGATGGGTCACTAGTACATTGTGTGGATTAATAAAAATTAATGCTAATGATACAGTAAGAATTTGGTGTAACTCTACAGGACATCCAGATAATTCAGACTGGAGCGCTTGGTCAATGTATATGGTAGGGTAAAGATATGACAACAATTACAAATACAGGCGTAACAACAACAGATCTTGCAGTAGATACCGATACAATTAAAGTTGATTCAACTAATGATAGAGTTTATATTAACAGAACAGCACAGTCAACAAATCATGACGCTTTAGTTGTAAGTTCTCCGGCTGGAGGAGTAGGTGGTGGTGCTACAAGAGTTAACGCAACTGTTACTGCTGAAGATTTAACTGGCGATAGTGGTGCACACGCAAATGCATTTATTGTAACAAAATCAAAAGGTAACTACTATAATGGTTTAGAATGTACTTCAACATCAGGTCATGTTGGTGGTTGGATAGGTCATTGGAACGGTAGTTCATCAGACAGAGAACTACAAGCAAGAGTCGGAGGAACTGGTATTAATGCTTCTGACAACTTGGCTATGCAAGTTACTTCAGCGGGTTATGTAAAACAGCCAGCTCAACCTGCTTTTCTGGCTATAGGTAATAATGCCAATTATATTACTACTAGTCCAATACCATTTCCTAGTGTACAATATAACATAGGTAATCATTACAACTCTTCAAATTATACATTTACTGCTCCAGTGCCCGGAAGATATTTTTTTCATGTTCATATGGGATTAGTAAATGGTGGTTCTGGAAATCAAATTTATCCTTGGTTTAGTGTAAATGGGTCACAACAACAGTATTCATATGTAAATTTTTCAACCACATGGTATAGTAATGCTCATCTATCATGTATATTCAATTTATCAGCAAGTGACACAGTAAAAGTTACAGTGTCAATATCTGGTGCAACTTATTATAATGGTGGTAATGAAACTAGATTCATGGGATATTTATTAGGATAAAGATATGGCAATAGATAAAATCACAGCAGACGGCATAGCGGATAACGCAATAGGAACAGATCATATGGGTACGGATGTTATTGTCGCTGAAGATATCGCGGCCAATGCTGTTACAGTTTCAGAAATACAAGATAACGCCGTAACTACTGCAAAGATTAATGCAAACGCTGTCACAGCTGCAAAGATTGCAAATAATACAATTACATCTACACAACTGGCGACATCTGTAAATTTAGATTATGATTGGTCATCTGCAATTCAAACATCTACGTTTACAGCTGTAAGTGGAAAAGGTTATTTTGTTAATACAGGTTCTGCAGTCACTGTAAATCTTCCTGCTTCTCCAAGCCAAGGAGATAAAATTGCTATAACAGACATCACAGGAAATGCTGCAACAAATAATATTACTGTTGATGCAAATGGTTCAGACAAAATACAAGGTGGTACACTTAATCTGTTAGTAGATCAAGACAGAGGTTCAGTAGAATTAATTTATTCAGACGCAACAAACGGATGGATACCAACGTCGTCACACAGAAACGTTGGAGCTCCTTATAATGTTGAAGCTTTAATAATTGCTGGTGGTGCGGGTGGCGCGCCAGGGAGAGGAAATGGTAACTGTACCGGAGGAGGTGGCGCTGGTGGAACACAGAACGTAACATCATCAGTTGCAATAGGAGGAAGTTACAGTGTAGTAGTCGGAGCCGGAGGAGCTTCGGTGGCAGGTCAATCATCTACTGCAACTCTACAAGGAAATGACGGAGGAAACTCTTCATTCAATGGTACAACTTCAATCGGTGGTGGAGGTGGAGGTGCTATGACCGGTGGAGCGGGAACTACAGGCGTAGGCCGAAATGGAGGCTCTGGAGGCGGAGGTGGATCACACGCCGGTGGGTCAGGAACTTCTGGTCAAGGTAATGATGGAGGTTTTGGTCAGCCAGCAGATCCGTATCGTGGTGGAGGCGGCGGTGGAAAAGGTGGTGCTGGTGCGACAGGTAACACGTCTGGAAATGGCGGAAGTTCTACTAGTGCTTACAGTGCATGGGCCAGTGCGACAAGCACAGGTTATAGCAGTAATTATGCTGGCGGTGGCGGTGGCGGTATCTATTATTATAATATTCCTGGTGCTGGCGGCGGAGGCGGTGCTGGTGGTGGAGGTTCTCCAAATAGTTTAGCCGGGGCCAGCGGAACAAATAACACAGGAAGCGGTGGTGGTGGAGGTGGATCTCCAAGCACTGGTACAGGTGGTGCAGGCGGTGCCGGCGGTTCAGGTATTGTTATTATAAGATATCAGTCTGGCACACAAAGAGGAACCGGTGGAACAATAACACAAGGCGGTGGATATTACTATCACACATTCACCAGCTCTGGAACATTTACAGGATAAGATATGTATGCAAAAATAGTAAATGGAATTGTTGATAACGTAATCGTAGCAGATGAAGATTTTATGAAAACATTTGTCGACACTTCACCGGGTAAATGGGTACCTGTTAAAGAAAATCAAACTCCGGCTTTAGGTGGTTTATATTTTGAAGACACTGATACATTTGCGCCCAGAAAACCTTTTGCAAGTTGGACTTATAATGAAGGAAAAAATAGATATGATCCTCCTGTAGAATATCCTTCTGAATCTGATTTAAAAATCGATAAAGATGGAAATTTTATAGAATTCTATGAATGGGACGAAGATAAAGTCTCATGGATAAAACTTTCTCGCTGAATTATTATTTTATATAAATAGTCTTAGAATAATTTATCTAGGACTGATAACATGGCTAAACCCACAACAAGACAAACATTGATAGATTACTGCCTAAGAAACCTAGGTCATCCAGTAATTGAAATTAATGTTGACGAAGAACAGCTTGACGATAGAGCTGATGAGGCCTTTCAGTTCTATCAAGAATATCACTCAGATGCAATCTATAAAGATTATCTTAAACACAAGATAACAAACAGCGCTTTGGCGTTGGCGGGTGTTTCAGGTACGTTTAAAGTAGGTGATAAAATTACTGGTGGAACATCTGGAGCACAAGCACACATAAAAGAAATTGATGGATCAACAATAAGATATAATACACTTGTAGATACTACAGTTGCTTTTCAAGCAGCCGAAACAATTACAAGTGGATCAGCATCAGCAACAATACAGACAATTACAAAAGGTGATACAGAGAATGGATATATTCCAATACCTGATGCAATCACAACCGTACAGCGTATATTTCCAATAGATGATGAAGATTCAAGCATCAATATGTTTGATGTTAGATATCAGTTGCATCTTAATGATTTATACGATATGCGTACGAGTGGTGGAATCACAAAGTATTATCAAACACAACAGTATTTAAGTACACTTCATTTAGTTTTAAATGGTGCTGAAACTATAAGATTTAATAGACATATGAATCGTCTATATATTGATATTGATTGGGAAAACGATACAAAGAAAGATAACTATGTAGTAGTAGAATGTTTCCGTATCGTAGATCCTGCAACATTTACAGATGTGTTTAATGATATGTTCTTAAAAAGATACCTTACAGCACTTATCAAAAAGCAGTGGGGAAACAACCTATCAAAATTCGAAGGAATGCAATTACCTGGCGGTGTAACAATTAGTGGAAGGCAAATTATGGAAGAAGCCAGTACAGAAATTAAGGAAATAGAAGAAGAAATGCAACTCAAGTATGAAATGCCACCGAACTTTTTTATGGGGTAAATCATGCCAACTAACGTATACTTCTCTCCGAAAAATAAACAAGAACAATTCCTTTATGAAGATCTCGTAATTGAATCACTAAAGATGTACGGGCAGGATATTAAGTATATCCCGCGTGAATCTATTACTGTTGACGAATTGTTAAATGAAGACTATGCAAGATTTACAGATGCATATGATATAGAAGTTTATATTGAAAATACTGATGGATTTGCTGGTGAAGGCGATCTACTCGGTAAGTTTGGATTAGAAGTAAGAGATCAGGCTACATTTATATTATCAAGACGTAGATGGGAACAACTCATCGGAATATTCAACAACAATATTAATACAAATAGACCGGTTGAAGGTGACTTAATTTATTTGCCTATGTCAAGATCTATGTTTGAAATTAAGTTTGTTGAACATGAACAACCTTTCTATCAGTTAAGTAATCTTCCAGTATTTAAACTTGAATGTGAGAAGTTTGAGTATAGTAACGAACAGATTGATACTGGTATCGAAGAAATTGATAATTTCGAAGCAAGCTATGCGGCGTCAATAGCATTGGATGTTTCATTCGGAAGTAGAAATGGTCTTATAGGCGAGAAAGTTTATAAACAATTTGGAACAGATCAAAATGGTGATCCTATAAGAGTTACAGGCGAGATTGCAAGATGGGAAAAAGGTGCTACATCTTCAACAGTTCATATTGTTCAAGTTGGAAGTACAGACGCAACAGTGAGAGAATTTACTGCCGGCGGTAATCTTGTTTCTGCAGATGAAAGTGGTATACAGTGGACAATCAATACAGCATACGGATTATCTACAACTCAAACTGGTATACTGAATCCTGAAGATGCAATTGCCGACAACAGAGAATTTGAAGTTGAAGGCGATTCAATAATAGACTTTACCGAAACTAATCCTTTCGGAGATCCAAGTGAGACTTTCTAATGTTCGGTGATCCTTTCTATCATAACTCAATAAGAAATATGGTTGCAGTGTTTGGAACTATATTTAATAATATTAGTGTTGTCAAAAGAGACAGCAGCAATAAAGTTTTATCTTCTGCAAGAGTACCTTTGGCATATGGTCCAAGGCAAAAGTTTTTAGCAAGAATTGAATCAAGACCTGATCTTAATTCGCCTAACGTTGCTATAAAACTTCCACGTATGTCATTTGAGATTACAAACTTGCAGTATGACACAAATACAAAATTATCTAAAAATACAAATCAAATCGTTAATTCTACGACAGCTAATACGAGAGACAAATATTTAGGTCCAGTCCCATATCGTATTGGCTTTCAACTCAATATCATAACAAAGCAGCAAGACGACGCTTTGCAGATACTTGAGCAGATATTGCCGTTCTTTCAACCTGAATACACAGTGACGGTGAAAGAAGCCAATGGTGTATTTAAAGCTGATACACCGATAACTTTAACTTCAATAGCTCTGAACGATGACTATGAAGGAGATTTTTTATCGAGAAGAGCAATCATTTACACACTAGACTTCGAAACGAGGGTAAGATTTTATGGACCAAAATCGTCTGCCGGATTTATTAGAACAGTCATTACTGATTTCAATCAGTTTGGCACTAATGCGATGATAGAGAAGATTACTACTACAACTAATCCAACTAACGCGCAACCAGAAGACACATTTACAGTAACTAACACTTTTACTTTTCCAACTGTACCAGACTTTCAACAACTTACAATAACAACAGGATCTACTTCTACTTATCAGGCTAATGAAAGTGTAACCGGCTCTATATCAGGAGCAACAGGAACAATGGTACAACAATCAAATCTAACCGCATCAGGATCAACACTAAAAATAGGCGGGCTTGATGCAAACTTTGTAGTAGGTGAAGTAGTAACAGGTGCACAATCGAGCGCCGTTGGAACAATTGCAACTGTTACGGACTTACCGCTATGAGCAAAAAAGAAGTACAAGACGATTATGATTTTACAAGAAGTATGTATTATAATCTAGCAGAAAAAGGACAAGAAGGTATTGACCTTCTATTAGATCTTGCTCGTGAAAGCGAGCACCCAAGAGCTTTTGAAGTTCTTTCAAATTCTATCAGACAAAACGCTGACGTGGTTGAAAAGCTGATGAAACTTCAAAAGGATAAAAAAGAGATTGATCATGATAAACTATCTCTTCCAAATAATATGACACAAAATAATGTATTCGTAGGATCCACAACCGATCTTCAACGAATGTTGATAGACAAGGCGAAGAAGAAAGAGAAAACTGTTGAGCACGTCCCTAAAGAATAGTGAGTTTGGTTACCTTGGCAATCCTCAAATTAA